CCTGATCGGGTGATCGACAGGGAGCGGCGGAAAAGGCTTTCGAGCGCACGAGAGAAATCGCCGACCGTGAGATAGACGCGCTTACCATCGCGCAGATACAGGATGTTATCGACCGCAACGCCAGCACCTATTACACACGGAAAGATATGAAAACCGTCCTTTCCCACTGTTATAACCTCGCAATCGCAGAAAAGCAGACAACCGTGAATCTTGCAAAGTACATAAAGCTTCCGGAATTGGAAGAGAAATCGCCGGAACCGTTTACCGACGCCGACGTAAAAAAGCTATGGGAAGCGTATGCAAAAGACCACTTCGTTGGGTTTATTTTAACGATGATTTATACCGGCATGATGCCCGGTGAGCTTCTGAAGCTCAAGAAAGATATGATTGACTTTGAAAAGAATGAGATCGTCCGAGGCGGCATAAAGACAAAGAAGCGGAAGGAAACGCCTATGGTCTTCCCGGATTTCGTTGCGCCGGTGCTGCATGAACTATGCGAAGAAAGCAAATCGCGCGTCGGAAATATCTGCTGCATAAACAAAGATAATTTCTACAAGAGATATTATGAGTGTTTGGAGCTCGCCGGAGTGCAAAAGCTACCACCTTACTCATGCCGCCATACAACCGCTACAGCCCTCGCGATGAAAAACATCGACCCGTTTACGATCAAGGAAATCATGCGCCACACGAAGATAACGACTACCCAACGGTACGTACACCCGGACATGAAAGGCATGGTCGATGCCGTAAATCAGTTGCAAAACGACTCGCCAGAGTGAATTCTGTATGCTACAAAATATGTTACAAATGCCAATTTCCCCAGTGTTTTCAATGGTTTTTTCTCCCCTGCTAAGGGAGTAGGCGTCTAAAAAGCGCGCGAGAGTTCGAATCTCTCCTTCCGCGCCAAAGTACCGATTTTAGCTGGTTTTAAAGCTAAAATCGGTACTTTTTATGCTTTCGCCCTATTTTCTGCGTATTTTCAAAAAGCAAAAAATCACGTTATGGCACGCTCTGTAACATAAAATTATTTCCCGTATGCTACATTGTATGCTACAAATTCAGCGCAGTGCGAGGGGACTCCCCTATTTTTTGCTACATGGACTTTATTTTTCGAAGCATAGAATCATAGACTCTTCGGTTCACAAGCGATAATGTGTCCATAAGTTCATCAACGACCGCCCAAGCCTTTGCCGGGTCTTTCCCAGCTACCGCAAGCAAAAACTCACTATCCCCGTACTCGCCCACGGTAGCCGGTTCTGCGGCCATAGGGGCGGGAACGCCGGAGTAGTAACCCACATACCTACCGCCGTCGCCCCGTTCCTCTTCCTGCATCTTATCGCGTATCACATACAAACTCGCCAGTTTGGCATAGTTGGAATAGCTGGATTCATCGAATTCCAGTTTTGCAATTGCCGCTCGAATTTCGGCTTTATCCAGCATACGTCCACCTCCTATGCCCGGTCGATCTGCTCCATGCAGCGCCGGATAGCCTCGCGCGTTTTATCATCGTCCGCGTCGCGCATCATATCCTCCAGCTGCGCGCGCATATGATCGCGGGCGTCTGTGCGGCTGTAGCGGCCCATTGCGTCGCGGCGGCGGCCACGGTAAGAGCTGCCCCGTCCATATGTACCGCGCATATCCGCCTCCCACTCGCCATCGCGGGAATAGCCGCCGTCTTCAGCCATCTCGATCTTGTATGTATTCTTGATGGAGCTCGTCAGCTTCTGGATCGCGTCCAGATCGCCCGCAGACATTTCGCGCTTGTCGGCGATTTCGTCAAGCTCTTTGCAGAGCATTTCACGCAGGTTTCTCAAATCGTACATATTGCATCCTCCTTTCACGATACGCGCTCGACGATCATATTGCTATTTGCGAAACTGATCGCCTGCGAGCTGGTGTTCTTCGCCGCTACAGTCAGGCAGCAGCCGCGCGGGACTTCCACGAATGTGGAAACGAAGATGTTGAAATAGTTCTCAACAGCCGCAGGGGTTACGGCCGCTGTGGCGCTGCTCAGAGGTTCGCCGTTGATTGCGAGCGCAGCGGTAATGGCGCCTACTGTTCCGCCTGTAGGGATAGCGATATTCGCGCCAAAGGATACGCGGAACTTCGCCTTGCATTGCTGCGTAAGCCCGCGCAGCGTAACGAGCCCGCTTCCTTCGCGATGTACGATGCACGGCTTTCCGCAAGCCGCCGTGGAGATCAGCGGGACGTTCTGCCCAGCGGCGACAGTTTGAATCCCGGATGATGTAAATTCAGCCATAAAATCATTCCTTTCATAAAAATACAGCGGCGGGACGATTGCCCCGCCGCGTTGCTTTCGAGTATCGGCAATGGGGCCGACCATTTTCGTGAGGCCACGTAAAAGCTCTACGATATGGAGTTGTTACGCGCAGTTGCCGCAGCCGTAGTTGTAGCCGCTGTTGCAGCAGTACGGATTCGCTACAACATAGGCCGGGCTGGGACTCGGGCGAAGCGTGGAAACAAGGTAATTGTTCTGTGCCGCCTGCGACGCCGCCAGCTGGTAGCCGAAAAGCTGCTGGTTCTGCTCGGCAATCTTCGCGTCCTTCGCCGCAAGCTCCTGCGCCGTCAGACGCTGGTCGATGCTGCGGAAGCCGCAGTTCATGGCGTCGATGATGTCGCGGGTGGTGTTCTGCACGGTGTTGCGGGTGTCGCACGCCTGCGTCGCCATGTCATAGCGCACCTGGGCGATTGCAGCGCGGTTTTCGCAGCAGCACTCCTGCGCCTGCATCTGCATCGCGTTAAGCTGCTGCATGAGCGCGGCCTGCTGGTTGCAGCGGGAAAGCTCGGCCTGAGCAAAGCCGTTTGCCATCGCCATGTTGGCGCCGTTGACAAGCTGCGCCTGCTGGTAAAATCCGTCGCAAAGTCCCTGATTTACACTGTCGATCTTGCGCTCGATGTTGGAGAAGTCAGAGGCCAGCACATAGCCGTCTACAACGCCGCCGGAATTTCTGCCGTTGTTGCCGAAGCCGTTTCCATTGCCGCCCCAGCCGCAGAAAATGGCAAGGAACAGGATGATGAACCACCAGCCATTATCGCCGCCGAAGCCGCCCCAGCCGCCGCCTGTCATACCGGTAGGCGCGACGGGCATTGTCATGGTCGGGGCGCCGTCATTCAAACTCATATTTTTCATTCCTTTCGTAGATTCAAAAGATTTATCTCAATCGTGGCCACGATTTTGATCGTTCAACTGTTCGGAATTCCCGAACTATTGCAGCAGTTGCCGGAATTGCCCCGCCACCTGCTGCAGCTGATTCAACTGCTGCTGCGAGATTTTCCCGCTTCGTACCAGCTTTTCGACCTCTGCTTTTGGATCCCCCTGAAAGCTGTTCTGGAATTGCCGGAACTGCTGTATCATGTTTTGGAACTGCCCCATCTGGCCGGGCATCTGCCCGCCGCCGAGGGCCTGAAACAGGGGGTTAGCCATCGCTTTCAGCCTCCTTTGTCTTTCTCGCCGGTCTGACGCTTGGAGCGGCCAGCTTCGCCACAAGCTCGTCGAACTCCTTGCGCGTCACGTATTCCTCCATCATGCCTTTTCGCGCCGCTGTTGGCGTTATAACGGCCTGTGCGCGCTCTACAAGATCATAGATAGTCATGGTCGGCTTTCCGCTTGCATCGGCTTTTTTGACGTATACAACAGGCGCGTTCATGTCCCATAGCGTTACGGCATTGTTGGGTGCAACAATAAAGTCGTTTGCGGCCTGTTCGTTCGGGATCCAGATGATCGACTGATTCTGCGGCTGCTGGGGCTGCGGCTGATAAGCTGGCATCTGCGGCGCAGGCTGATACTGCGGACGCATCTGCATTTGCGGCTCCTGCATCGGCGGCATGGGCGGCTGATTGTAAATCGGCTGCTGATACACATACGGCTGTTGTCCAAACATCATGCTTCCTCCTTTGCCCAGTAAAACAGCGGGATCTCGTTGCCGCTGTCCCACGTATCAAAATAGCTTCCGTCCTCCGCGCAGACCACATGACTTGATAAGGCCAGCACATACACGCCGCGCGGATGATCTGCGCAGAAATCCGCGACGGTATAACAGTCCGGGCACGTGTTCGGGATTACGTTCCGGGTAAAGCCCTGCTGCCGGAGGTAAGCGCTCCATACGCTGTTTGCGCTCGGCAGATCGCCCATGATCAGCCCTTGCAGGCACAGGCCGATATACACCTCATCCCAGCTCTTCCCGGTCCCCTTTGCAATTGCTCGGACAGTGCAGTCCCCGACTTTCAGCCCGGCGGGGTTTGGATTAAAATAAGAAAAGCCCATACCGAACACTCCTTTGATGTGTTCAGTATGGGCCTTTTTGCTGCTTCTTGTGCCTCAGTTGTGTATCAATTTGGTTCAAAATTTAAGCCCGCGGTTATTCCACGGGCTTAGTTTTTGTTATCGTTCGTTTACAGCCAGAATCTCCGCCGCCATCGCGATCACATACGGCGGGCAGGCGCGGTCGCCGAGGCACCAGTGCTGCACGGTACGCAGCGGAACGTTGAAATACTGCGCAAAGCCGGTCTGCGTCAGTCCGTATTTCTCGATTAGCTCCGGGATCGTGCAGTGCGTGCCGTCCCAGATCCCGCCGAGCAGCGCCAGCCGCTCCGCCGGAACCTCGGCGTCTTCGGAATCGCCCCAGATGCTGGACAGCGCCAGATCGGAGATATAGGCGTCGCGGTCGGTGTATGCGCCGGTTTCGGCGTAGAGGGCGGAGCGGATAAAGGGTGTGAGTTTCATTTTTCGATCCTCCTATACTGATGAATTTTGCTGCATGAGCGCGTCCCAACGCGCCCAGAGTTCGCGGTTGCAAGGTTCGCCGTGCAGCGAATCGAGAATATCAGCAACTTCTGCCGGGCTTTGATAGTACAGGACGCACGTTTCACCGGTCTGCGTGCGCCGAAATTGCAGTTTTTTCGGCCCTGCCGGAAAATGCGAGGATATTTGCGTTAAAAGCTCAGGCTGCCCGTAAACCCGCAGCCGTGGTGTCCTGATGGGCTTGCCACGTACCTTGTGCGGCCAGAGATCAAGGCAAGCTTGCAGCTCCACCACACCGCGGCAAAATCCCTGCCAATCCGTCACGTCGGCGAGGGACGGGAGAAGATGCACCTTCGCGGATTTCACAACCCAAAAGTCTTTCTTTCCGTCTGCGCGGTGCTGGAGGTATGGCGCGGTTGGGAAAAGCTCGGCAACCGCGTCGATGTACCACCGATCAACACAGCGCACAAGGAACCTGCCGCAGGTATCAACGCCGAGCAGCATGAGGATCGCTTGCTGATAGCCAGTCAATCGCACTCTCCCGTTCACTCTGCATCATCATCCAAGCTGTCGACGATCTCGGCGAACTGCGGCGCAAGCTCGCCCCAAAAATAAGCGTTAATGGGCTGGCCGTCGATGCGGACAGTAGCAAGCGTGTCGTCGTCGAACTCCGGGTATTCGGCATTGCAGAGATCTTCCGGAGATTCAAAGTAGTCCAGCGAATAATCGAAATACACGCAAAATGCGTCGCCCAGGCAGGCGTCCATATCGCGGCAGAGGATCGCGGACTGTTCTTCCGTGTCGCCAGCCTCGGTGGCAATGGCGGTGCAAGCAATGAGTTCGTAACGGTTGTTGATGATCTTGGTTTCCATGGTGTACCTCTTTCCGGCTTTCGCCTTGTTTTATCTTATGGCCTTATTATACGCCCAATGGGCGCAAAAGTCAAGAGGAAAATGAAAATTTTCTTAAAAATAAGCGCCGATTTCTCGGCGCTTATCTCAGTTATACAGTTTGCTGGATGTCCGCTGCATCTCCCGCATGATCTCCGGCAGGCGGCGCTGGACCGTGGCGCGGCCCAGAAACAGCTCTGTTGCAACATCTACCTGGGGAAGCTTATCCACAAAATAGAGCTGCGCGATCTTCTCATTTTCCCGGCCAAGATTGGCCTGATAGATCACGGCCTCCATATCCTTGCGGGTCAGGCGGCCCAGCTCTGGCGGCAGCTTGGCCCGCGCCTGCGGCGACATAGGCCCCGCCTCCTTACTTTTCCTTGTGATTCAGCACGGCGATATTGCCCTTGTTGCTCACTTCGAGATCCAGCGCGGCGGCCAGATCGCGCACCTTGACGTAGTTCGTTCCGTCTTTCAGGATGCGTTCAACGGCGACTTCCTTGCCGTCCACGATGATCTTGCTCTTTTCTACCATTTCGGTTTCCTCCTCTGCATTTTTTCCATCTTCGAGGGCCATCACGGTATGGCCCGAGCTTACCAGTACGTCGCCGCGCAGGAGATTGGCGTCCGTCGTCAGATACTTGCTGCCGATCAGCAATTCAAAATCGCCCGTCGCAGGCCAATCGTGCAGCATGCAGTATGTCGTGCAGCTGTTGCCCTGCCGACGGTAGAGCGCTTCGACCGACGCGCAGCCTGCGGCCACGGCGCAGAGCATCATGAGCGCGGAGCAGTCCGTCTCGACGGGCTTTGTAATCTTGCTCACGTCCCACCCGACGGTTCTGGCGGCCTCATACGCCGTGTTCCTGCCGTCCATGTCGTAACCGATATTCCGGTTTTTAATCGCCGCCTCGCACGTCTGCGCGGCCAGCTCGGCCTTTTTGCGGCTCTTGTAGCGCAGTATGCCGAGCCAGCGTCCATTGTACCAGTTGGAGATATTCAGCTCCCTCCCGGTCTGGTTGCCGGGCTGCTGGTTGCGGCCTCCGCTTTCTCCAAGGCTGGCCTGTCCGATCTTGATACTCATGCCCGCTCACTCCCGTACAACTCGTGGTGCAGCTGCAGCACGGCGGCCTCGATCAGCTGATCGATTGTAGATACGTCGAACCGGATTCCGTGTTCGGCCAGAAAATTGATCACATAGGCTTTCTTTTCCTCGCCGTCCGTTGCCGCGTAGAGCTGTTCCGCCGCTTTTACGCCGATCTCTACGTATGTTTTGATGGTTTGCAGTTTGTTGGCATCGATCTTGGTTTTGAGCCACGGGATTAAAAATGCCGAAACGAGCGCGCTGATGAGCGCGATCACTGCCGAGATAATTTGTGTGTAGTCCATAAGTAATTACTCCTTTCGCTATTCGACTGTTTCATTTTTCTTCGCAAAAACCCGCTTGAAGGCAAGCAGGCCAAGCTCTGTGATGGTTGCCCAGCCGGTAAAGCCGAGTACGTCGGACAGGTCGACCGACGCGCCGAGCTCCGGGTTGCGGATGACTGCAATTAGGACGGCGACGGTTTTCAGAGCGCAGGCCCAGACAATTACCGTCGTGATGAGCTGGAGCAGATACAAAACAATGGTTCGCGCCATTTCGCCCTTGCTCCACTTGCCTTTTACCCGCATATCTGCCTCCCAATTTATTGCGCACTGCTATGTCCGCACTGCGCCTCCAGCTGGTGCAGGAATTTTTTCACGTCGCCGTTCCCGCCCATTTTTTTATACTTTTCTCCGGCGATCAGGCGTTCAGCCATTGGCATTTCCTCGCTCATGATCGTGAGGCGGAGGATAGCCAGATACTGTTCGTCCTGATGCTCCTGCATTTTCCCGAGCTTTTTGTCGATCTCTGCAAGATGCGTTTCCTGCGTCGTGGCCTTGCCGCGCTTTTTCTGTATCGCGCCGACGACGGCGTTTACTACCGCCGTCAGCGCGGACGAGCCGAGCACGGCGCAGACGAGGGTGACGATGATGGTTTTGGTGTCCATTTTTCTGTACCTTTCTCTTTTATTTGCCGGGCTAATCGTCCGCCATTTTGATGTAGGTGGTGGTATCGCTGGAATAGCTGATCGTCGGCAGCGTCGTGCCGCCGAGGACGGCGTAGAGGGCCGGGTATGCAGTCTGATCGAAGGTTGAGCCATCGCACGCGTGCCACGGGGCGGATAGGACGCGGACGGTTGTGAGGGTATCGCCGACGCGGTAGTTCGGTTCCGACAGCTTCTCGAATGCCTCATTTACCATCGGGTTCGCCGGTGCGTCGCCCGCTCGCCAGATCTTTGCGGCGCTCTGTTCCGTCAGCAGGTTCCCGGCCGTGAGCGGCGTCCCGGCCTCCAGCGGCTCGTCCTCCGGACGAAGCCATGCGTACCGCAGGAGGCTTCCGTCCGCGTCATACGCTCCGTACCGGACGGCCCCGTTTGCGAGATCGTTTGTGCCGATTCTATCCCGCATGGCTATTCCTCCAGCGCCTTGATGTAGGCTTTGCTGCGACTATCGGGTGTAATGGCAGGGATTTTCTTGTTGTCGTACGCAAAATCGTGGACACCATCCTGTACAATCGTGCCCTGAGACTTGTATGGCAGTCTTACGATGGTACCTACTGCAACAGGATAGTTACCAATGGCTTTAGGAAGTGAAACCGAAAAATCCCATCCTTGCTCTATATTTTCTGCTACTTTAACCGTCGAATCGTACACCCCTACAACCTGATCGCTGCAGCTTATCGCATACTGTATTCTATCGCCTTCAGTTATCCTAGACGTCGATACGTCCAGTGTGCTTCCAACCGTTATTTTGCGGCGATAATATTCAGACCTGTCTAATGTGTAGTATAGGTATACATCGTTATTCACCTCAAAAAAGGCTTCATACTCAATAGAATCTGGTTGGTTAAATGTGCTCAGGTCTTTGTCAAGTCGTGATGCTGTAACACCTTGGAAGTATGAAAGCCACTCGGTTGAGTTGCCGCCAGTATAGGAGGCAGGACGTATAGTTACGACAAAAATGCCATCGCCTGCTGCCCGAACGAGAATCTTCTGCAGAGAAAACGCAGGGAGTTGCGACCCAGCAGTCCACGATGTTTCCGAGCTAGTTGCTGGTCTGGTTTTAGCTGTAAGCTGATCTGTATATCGAAATATGGCGATGGAGGCGTAGGCAACGTCCTCTCTATCTACTATAAAGAAGTAGCGGCCATCCCAATATATGTCTGCACGCGTACCTGTAAAGTCTTCTACCCGATCTGAATCATACCAGGCGAAGACCCCTGGGGAATCGATTTGAAATGCGTTAAATACCTCTCTTGCAAATAGAACACCCCAACTGTATTTTGTGCCTGATGTTGTAGCGCACAGTACTAACACGCTACATACATATTGATTATTGTAGTACTTTACAGCATTTGCTGCTACAATTCGAGAAGTAAGTGTGGTCGAGTCGGTCCAGAAGTTCTGCGGAATCGGCCATTCTACCCACGTCTCGCCGTCGTCCGACACCAGAATGTGCGCGGATGTCGCGTCCCGGTACGTGCGGAACCAATGTCCGTTTTCGTAGGAGATCGCGTCGCCGCCCGCTCCGACGTTTGTTGATACGGTCTTTTCCGTCCAAATCGCCGGGCTGTCCGGCGTCCGCAGGACGGCGCAAAGGCTTGGATACTGTTCCTGCGATACAGTGCGCCCGTCGCACGGGAGCCATGCGTCGGAGAGGTCTGTGCGGGCGGTGATAGCGATGTCGCCGACCTTGGCCGTACCCTCCGAAAGCTTGCCGAGCGCGTCATTCACGGTCGGGTCGTCCGGCTTCTTCGAGCCGGGCCAGATCTTCGCGGCGGTTGCATCGGATAGCAGATTTGCCTTGTTGAGTGGCGTTCCCTCGACGGTGGGCGCGTCCTCGCGCTTGAGGTATTCGTAGTGGTTGAGCGTGCCGTCGGCATTATAGACGCCGTAGCGGATCGCGCCGTTGGCGAGAATTTTTGTGGGTTGTCGATCTGTCATGTCAGAAGTCCTCCTGCGGCGCACTCCGCCGCGCCGGTGTGGCGAAAAGATTTTGCAACGTTGACGATTAAGTCCTCGCAGAGTTTCAGGATGCGCTCGATGTTGTTTGCATCGGTGTAGGTCAAGCGGCCCAGCTGCGGCGCGTCCGGCGTTTCGGCAGGATACGCAAGCGCGTCCCGGATGGATTGCACCTGCTTGCGGTATGCCTCGGCCTGTGATGCCGTTATAATGTCCGTTACGGCCCAATCGGTTTTAGCCGTCCACGCGATGCTCTTGCCGCAGATCGAGCTGAGGCACGCCGCCAGATAGTTCAGGGCGGTTCCCACGCGGTTCAGATCGGAAGCGTTGTACGCGCCCTTCATCCCGGTCAGCCATTCCGCCCGCTCGTCGGAAGTCATGGCGGCAAAGCCCTTCGCCGCCAGCTTCCGCACCCGCTCCACGTCCGCCTGCGTCCGATTGCTGATGAGGGTATCGATAATCGTGCTCATACACCCACTCCTTTTGTGATTGCGTAAAGGCCCCCATCAAATGTTAGCGCGAGGCCCGTTTGCACCGCGCTCTCATTCTGTCCGAATGCGTCCGAAATTTTGATCGTGTCCCCGGTTTCGAGCGCCGGGTTGCAGCGGTTTTTTACGCTATAGATTTTGCGGCGGTTGTACTGTGCCAGCAGCCACGCAGCGACGCGTTGATAGTTTTCTGGGGCCACGCACGGATTGCTGATGCTCTTGATGTTTTTTCCGCTCCCGGCTGTTACCGTTTCGTCGACGCTATCCGAGTAATCGCTCTTGATGTGCAGCTCCACGCAGTCAACTGCTTCTGCGATGCTCACGCCGTCGTAATCATACAGTTCATCCGGTGTTATGGCCCCGCGCACAGTGCCGGAAGACAGCTCCGCAATATGCAGATCCCCGGCTCGATCAAACCACACGGAACACATGGCCGCCTGCGCCAGCAGCCGGATCGCTTCCCGACGCGTTGTTTTTCTGGGAATTGCGGGAACAACTGTTCTTTCTGCCACATTGCCGCCATAGATTACCGTGATATCATAGCCGGTCAGGACGGCGGCGACCGCCGCTTGCAGTTCGCACGCGGTAGCGCTCCCTGATTCATATGTCGCCCGTTCGAGCGCCGCAGCCATATCGTTGCCTACCAGCTGCGCCGTTACGCCGGAATTTGTTGCCGTTACCGACGTAAAGAAAAATTCGCCGACATCGACGTTTTCTCCGTTTACGATGCACTTTGCCAGAAGCTTTTGCCCCTCCTGAATCACCGCAAAAATTCCATCCGGATTGAGGATGTTGTATCTGTGATCAGCGTTATCGAATGTAAAGGATATCTGCCTCGACGGGAAAGCATCGCAGGAAACGGACGCTTCCTCCACGATCTGTACATTTGCCATGCTATCGTTTTCATATGTTTCTGTCAGGCCGAAATCGATCTGCCGCAGCCTTGCCCGTGTTTTCGGCAAGTACGTTTTATCGAACTGAAGCGTCAGCCTTGTGTAATTTGCCGCTGGCAGGCTGATGTTCTGCCGAACCTGTGTGATCGCTTTTGTTGCGGCTGCAATCACGGCGTTATCGCTCCCGTATGCGGTTAGTGTGATCTGGGCCGGATACTGCTGTATTTTATCGTCGAACAGCAGCGCCCATCCAACGGTCGACACCGGCGCGGAGAACTCAAAGGTAAGGGTACTGTCCAGCTCCGCATTTTCGTCCGAAACTTCCCCGCTCCACCAACCTGTTTGCTGCCCTTCAAATCCGTCATTTGGGATATCAATTGTGCCATCCAGCATCCATCGATTCAGCTCCAGCCCGGCAAACTTCCCGGATATGGTTTCGTTTTCGCTGATTGTCTCGCTTGCTCTGGTCCCCGGCGCGGAATCCGATGCTGAAACCGTTCCGTTCTTTTTTGCGGACGGATCGACGAGGTAAAACCGGACGAGCATACCAACCTCACGCACCGGTGTAAACGGTGCGTAATTGCTCGATACCTTCTGCATCAATCCACCCCTTGCTGTGTCGCGGAGATCGTGACGCCGCACCACTGAGACACCCCGTCCTCGTCATAGATGATTGCCTTGTATTCCGGCTGTTCAAAAAGGAATTCTCTTGTTTTGTCGCCGTCTACATCCGGGTATGTCACGCTCAACACGTGTTTCGTGTTGATCATGCTGCGGAGCTTCCGCAAGTCGGAAACGGATAGCCACCCGGTCGGGATTTTCAGCTCATTTTTTTACGCCGATGATGTCCATGACGGTCTTTCCGGATGCCATTGTCGCGGTTGCGCCGATATCCTTCGGCTGAATCGTGAACACGAGATCACGCAGAAGGGTGACTGTGTTTGTGCCGTCCGTGATTTTAATTCTACGCAAGTGACACACCCCTTTGCAGAATTTCGCCTCGCAGCGGATCAAACAGCACCCGCGCCAGCGTTTGGCCGTCAACGACAAGATTCACCTGTGTCAGCGGGTTCGGCTGATTGTTGGCAAGCAGGCCGTTCACGACGCCGACGGAGGACTTTGCCGCGCCGGATACGGAGAAGGACGTTGTGCCGAAAGTCATCTGATCCTCGATATCCTTCCGAACGCCGGTCATTTCGCGGCTGAAGCCCTGCCCAAGGCCCTCGGCCATGTAGCCGCCGATACCAGCGAAGACTTTCGACGGGGACGCGATGCCGAGAATGCTTTTGACTCCACCGACAAGGCCATCGACCATATTGCTAACTGTATTTTTCAGGTTGTCCCACATATTCAAAAATCCATTTTTGATTCCGTCGACAATGTTGCTGCCAATGCTGCTCCAATCGTAGCCCAGGAAGGTATCTACAATCGATTTGATTATCGTTGGGATCGACATGACAAGATCCGGGATTGCGCTAATAAGCCCCTCAATAAGCGCCATAATGATTTGCGGGCCGGACATGATGATCTGCGGAAGATTGTTAAGAATCCCCTGTACAATCCCGATAATAAGCTTTGGCACAGACGCAGTAAGCTGCGGAATGGATTTAATCAGGCCGTCGACGAGCGACATGACAAGCTTTACACCGGATTCTATGATTTTGGGGAAGTTTTCAATAAGCGCGGTGATGAGATTTGTGATAATCTTGGGAGCCACCTCAAGCAGCCTCGGGACGGCGTCAATGATTCCGTCCGCCAGAGCGAGGATGATCTCAAGTGCCGCATCTACCAAATTCCCGAGGTTGCCAGGGTCGGTCAGCGTTTCAGCGATTTTGATGATTGCTTCTGTTGCCGCCGGGATCAATTCCGGAAGCGTCTCCGTAATGCCTTGTACCAGAGAGATAACAACATCTATACCGGTTTGAATGATTTCCGGCAGAAGCTCGACTATGGCCGGGACTAGAATTCCAATTGCTGTTGGCGCAATATCGCCCAGAACGGTAAGGATTTCCGGGAGCGCGGACATAAGCCCGGTAACCAGATTTGATGCGCCCTCAATAAGCGAGGGAAGGGTGGATCCGAGTATGCCCGGAAGCTGCGTGCTTACGGTTACCATCAGCGTAGTAATCGCCTCCACAATGCGCGGCAAAAGCTCCTGAATGCGCGGGATCAGGTTATTGCCCGCAACGACAATGGAATCCCTGACCTTGCCCACGACAGCTCCGAGATTCTGATCCCGGCCGGCGACGCCGGCCACGAGCCCCTTCCACGC